TGGGACTTGCAGATGTAATAGTTGTAATCTGTGCAATGAATCCTATCTGAGAGTCTACCGTGGCAGAAGGTGTAGGCGCTACTCTGATCTCTGTGTTAGTCTTAAAGCCGTAGTACCTAGGTGTACCTGTGGAAGCTGAGACTGGCCAGTAGTCTAGCATATACTCATAGGGTCTATGCTTCAACTGAGTTCTGGCACCACTGACCTCTATGGTAAAGGTCTTGATGATCTCTCCACCCGTAGGCACAGATACTTCTGCAGTCCCAGAAGATACAGCTACACTGGCGTAAGAGACAAGACCCTGATCATCTAGGTCATTCATCATCTTATCCTGTGCTCTCTGTATCATATTAGGAAGAGCACCTAGAAACTCTGAGCCATCATTCTCAGTGGTCTCTACAATTGCGCTGACAAGGGAGTTAAAGTCCATCTGGGTTAGCCATAGTAAATAAAGAAACGGCCAGCATCAGTTAACCCAGCAACAGAGACTGTTCCTTCACACCGTACACCCAAGTCTTGCATATAGACACTATCTGTGTCATTGGCAGCAATTGCAAAGTGTCTAATTTTAATACCTTTTGAATCGCTTAGGGTAATAGAAGCAATAGCAGATACAGCATAGAAATACTGTCTAATACGAGTATCAGCAATAGTTGTACTAGTGATCACGTCTACTAGAACCCCGTTACCTCCTGCACCACCTTCTACCTGTGCTATTCTAATACTAGTTGTCATTTATTTTTCTCCTAAAAGAAAGGGGAGAACCATCTCCTGATCCTCCCCCTATTATAGATCAAAGCTGTTGGCTTTCCAAGGTTCAGCTTATTACTTCTCTTGCATTGCAGTAATATAGTCAACCGTAATTGTATTAGCAGCTGCTTCACCTGTGAGCACCGCAATAATAGGAGCCATATCTTCGTCAGTGACAAGATTAGTACCTGATACCACACTGACAGTACCAACATGAACATCATCAGCATAGACCTTGATGTTACTGAAACCGTCAAAGTGATAGCCTAGTTTTACAAAGGTATCGTCTGTCATGGAAGCAACTGCCGTGACAGAGGCAGAAACAATTGAACCTGACATATTTGTTTCAGAGACCAGACGAATAGCTGTACTCTCATCATCACACTTAAACGTGATAGAGTCTGAAAGACCCGCAAAAGGAGTTGTATCCGTAATTGCAAGACCACAGAGCCAATCTGTTTGTGTGGCGTCACCTACCTTGAGGCGCGTTTCAAAGAAAGTTTCTTTGCTCTCGTCAACATTAAAAGCTTCAGTTTTAAGTTGGAGTGCAATTCCATCATTCTCTGCGTCATCAGTGGTCATTACTAAAGTTCCACCACCGCTATTAGTTACAGCAACAACAGAACCGCCGTCACCTCCACTATCAACCTTGGTGCAAGTCCAGTTAACAGAAGACACTTCTGTTGCGTTGAGATTACCAACATTGCCTAGATCAGTATTTTGAACAAAGTCATTCCAGTAGATGGTGTACTTACTAGGAGACATTTGTTTAAGGTCACCAAACGTAGAATCTTTGGTTACGTTTGTGACACCGTTTGGAAAATGTGTAGACATAATGAACAGTCCTTTCTAAGACCAGCACCCGAAGTGCCATTCAAATATGTTGAAAAAGAAGTAGTGGAGAGGCATATCTCAGCCCCTCCACACTAAAGTACTTAGGCTCCTTGTGAACCGAAGAATCCTCTCCAGTCCGAGAAACCAAAGCTGTAACGCTCTCTAGCTTTGAAACGGAGGTTACCCGTGTCAAAGTCAGGCTCCATCTTAGTGGCAAGCGGTGCTCTTACAAACATCTTCGTTCCGTTTGGAACGTCAGTTTTAATGAAGAACGCATCCGAATCTTGGAAACGCTTGTTCACAGAATAACCCTGTGGGATCATTCCTTGATGGTTGATAGCGTTGATGTTGTTATCAGCCGTGTTAGGTTGATACGGGCTGTTCAGCACACGGTCTGCCGTGAACTGGTTCCCCGGTGCAACGTGCAGGGATACTGCATTTCCACCTACAAGAATACCACGATCATCCTTAATCGTCTGAATACTAATCAATGCTGTCTCCAACGCTGCTTCAGAAAGGTCAACCGTACCAGCGGAACCAATCAGGTTGCTCTGGTTTCCATCACCAACCGTTGGGTGGCTGGCACTGAAGAGAGGTTGTCCATCACCGCCCGTGAAGGAGGTGTTGAAACCGTTGTTGAAAACATCAGCAGCTTTAGTCTGCTTGGTGTTAGCCATGGAACGAGCAAGCCCTCTGGCACGCAGCTTGGCAAACGTGTCATACAGGTTGTCTTCCATTGCCTCTTCCGTAACTGCAAAGGCCAAAGCTATGGTTTCAGCCGTATATCTTGCAGTGTAACTTTCTTGTGCATTGTCAAACTGGACAGCAGCGCCTTCACCCTTGACAGGTGCAGTGCCGAAACCAGTGAAGAGAACCTCTTCTTCAAACGCACGGTCAGAGTTCTCTACTTCAAAGAGAACACTGTATTCATCAGCAACTTCTCCATACTCCATACCGAAAACGGCATTAAGTCCCGGCAGAAGCTGCTTGGCAATACTAGCTCTATTTATAGCCATTGTCTAAGCTCCTTTCAGGTTATCGACCAGTTGAAACACGGGTCAACTGATGGTGGATAAGTTGAACTTCAGCGATTGGGAAAGCTGCTTCTGCTCCATTGTCAATGTCGTTACCCGGGGTATCAACAAAGTCAATGATGCGGAACATACCTCCTACACCACTTGTACGTGTTGAAATATCAAGACCAACCCCTGAGCGACCAGTGAAGGTAGAACCCGCACCGAGAGTAGCTTCAAAGTTATGTTCCATGATATCACCAACCGAAGAACTGGCGTCACACTGAACTTCAAAAGTTGCTTGAGGATCATCACAAACAATCGCGTAGGCATTACTGGCAGAAGTATTAGCTGGCCAAAATTGACGGAACTTTGGCTCGCCGTTTTCTTCAAAGAAGCAACCCATGAAAACTCCAATAGGAGGGTTCACGTTTCCGTTACCAACAGTAACGGGTGTTGTATTACCTTCTTTAACCATGACCACATCACCCGTAAACATGTTTGATGCAGTACCAGATGCAATCCGGTAGTTTCTTGTCTGCACGGTGTTAGCACCAGCAGAGTATCTACGCGAAGGAGTGAGACCGTTTAGGGCTTTCGTAGTAGTCATACTACACTCTCCTTTTAAAGATGAGTAGAATAAACAGTAGACTCTTAGTTTTGAAACTGTGGCATTCTACCCTTGGTTACAGTTGAAGTGCTATTATTTGAAATGGGCATTCTAGAATCAGAAGCTGCCATCAACTGCTGATTTACAGCGTCCATCATGGCGTTAGCTTTGTTCTGGTAATAATCATTTCTGGCCTTTGCTTTGCCACGGGGCATCTTGGCTAGAGCGACATCCCCCCGTACAACGCAGTTGGTATAGCGTCCGGTATCTAAAACAGTTGCAGAGTGTAACATTTCAGGAACTTCTTCCGGGGTTACAAATACCCAGCCTTGGGTCATCTTGTTACCTACGTTCTTGTAGTCATCATCACCTTTGAGGGAGATGCGTATCCAACGGAGAACCATGTCTTCATTGGTGAATCTGTCTACAACAGGGTCGGGAACATCTAACCAGTTAGGTTCGGTAAATGTATATTCTTTCGTTTCAGTTTCCCTAGTTTGAGTTGCTCTACTATTTGCTTTACTCATCTTTAAACGCTCCTTTGTTTGCTTTTATTACGCGCATTTACCTACTAATAGGTACGTACTCACCTGCTGCACGGTCTGCCCGTGCTTTTTCAGCAGCATACTTCTCAAGAGGTATGTTCCACTTCTGAGCCATTTTTACATCTTCTTGTGTAAGCTTGACTTTTTTAGAAGAGGAGGAATTAGTAGGACTGCGCGACTGTCCTGCTACTACCTGTTGAGTAGGTCTCTGAGCAGGGGCTTCTTCCACTGTCTGATTAAACTTGTGTGGAAACTCCTGCCTCATTCTTGAATCCACCTCACTGTAAAAACTAGTGGAGGATGGATCATAACCTTCTTCTTTAAGCTGTGCGTCTATGGTTAAAGCCGCCACAGTCATAATGTTATCTGTTCCAAACCAATTGTTCTCAGGCTTTTGACTCCACTCTACAGCTTGAGGATCATACTCATTTGTCTGAGGAGCCTCTTGCTGCTGCTGCGCCTGTATCTGTTGTTGCCTCTGTAGATCTCTTGCCTCTAGAGTTCTTTCGTACTGAGACAGTTGGTTCTTGTTCTGTTCAATGTTATTTAGCTGTACCTGAGTTTTATTTAAAATCTCTTGAGCTTCTAACATTCTTTCTTTGTCACCAGAATCATAAGCTGTCAGGTAGGACTGCTTTGCTAACTCTGCTTGTTGTGCTAACTGCTTCTCTGACTGGTCATATGTAACCTTGTGCAGGTCTACAGTATTTTTATCTCTTTGGTCTATTGTCTGAAGAAATTCGTGACGCTCTGCTTCCAGCTGTGCAATACGGTCATCCCGCTCTTTCTTCTGCTTGACGAGCTGCCTAATTCTTTTTTCTGCTCCCTTAGTTTCTATGCCATCTAACTCAGGCATCTCCTCTGGAGCTTCTGCTGCTACTGGAGCTGGCTCTGGTTCTGCCACCAGTTCTTCTGGTTCAGCACCTTCTACTTCAAACTCAACCTTTTCTTTTTTATTTTCCGGGGAGAGATCAACCTCACTCCACTCTGTTAGTTCTTCTGCTACGTTTTCTTGTTGTTCTTCTGACATATGTTCTGTCCTCTTCATAGTGTGCGAATACTAAGATTACGCTATAGTAATATAATTACCACAATTAGCTTCCTAATACAATAGTAGTATCTAAATCTTCTGGACTGTCTATCTTCATCAAGACTTGATCATCAAAGAGAAGAAGAAGCTTTACGCCCTTGTAGACAAACTTGGTACCTGACAATTTCTGGTAACATACATAGTCACCTTCTTTGCACCATGCTCCTCCAAGAAACTTATCCTTGTCTTCGTAAGCCAGTGTGCCTACCTTGAGTACACGGCCCACCGTGGTAAGATATGCAATGTCATCCCGGGCTTGTTCAGGAAGAATAATTCCTCCTTTGGTCTTTGCCTTAATACTGACAGGACGAACCAGAATGTGATAGCCCGGAAGTTCTGGTAGAATCTCTGGGTCTGGGTGTTCTCCTTCTGTGACCCATGAATCATTTTTTATAGCCCCTGCTAAATTAGGATTAATCATCGTCTAAATCATTCTCCATTCTATTATTGACAATTCTAGTTAACTCTGTGTAGGCCCACTCAATTCCTGAGAGTGTTCCAACTATCTGCTTATATTGGTTATAGTCCTCTACTTGGCCGTCCGCAAGCAAATTCTTTAAAGCTTCCTGCTTGGTTTGGAAAGCATTCTTTATTTCTTGGAATATATCCATAACAGAGTATAACTATTTTTTTCTGGTCATCCTACGCTTTTTTTTAGAAGACCGTTTGGGAGAACGCTTAGAGGTGGACATGGCAATTGCCACCGCTTGTTTCTGATCGTATCCTTCTGATCTTAGTTTTTTAATATTGGCAGAGATAGCCTTCTTACTTTTACCCGGAGTGAGTGGCATTCTAGGCTACTCCAAAAAGATCTCTGGCTCTTGCTCTGGCCTTTTTATATTCTTCTGTATTCTTGTTTCCTTTGTGGTGAAACTTTAAGTATGCCTCTACCATTGCTTCTTTATCTCCTTGTGCTATTCTTTTTAAAAACTTATTTCCTACATCTTGTTGTAGTATGTTTCCTAAAAACATATCTCTTGAATCTTGAGGAGACATTTTTAGTAAAACCTCCTCAACAGCTGGAGAAGCTTCACCCCTTTTTCTTTTTAACTTTTTATCTTTGTTAAGAGCTTCTTGTAATTTTATAGCATAAGAAGGTAGATTATCCCTTCCATAAATACTTTTAAGTCTATTGAGAGCAGTTTCTACACTCCCTTGTTTACCTTCTTCATAGTCTCCTGACATAACCTGATAGAGTCCTCTTGCCGTGGTGTTTTTATTTTTTGCTCTAGGGTCTCCACTACTTTCTATCTGAGCCACTTTGTCCATAAAATAATTAAAGTTATCTTTAGAGTTACCTTCTATGTCCACTGCTTCTACTGTCTTACTAAGGGTAAAACTAGGATCACTTTCATCTTCTGCTGTGCTTGGTGAAGATCTTTCTCCAAACATATTCCTAAGATTTTCACTGACAATATCTCCGCTCAGTACCCTGTTAACATAGTCATTAACATCATCTAGACTAAAGCCAAAAGAAAAACTCTCTTCACCTTCTGGGGTAGCAGCTAGTCCTTCAGGTCTGGGTCTAGGCATAGGAGGAGGAGCCACTTGCCCACCTTCTGCTCTTCTTCTTACTGGTACTGGTGTAAGTCTACCATCTATCACCCGTGTTTGATTTCCTATAAACAAAGGATCAACTCCGAAGCCTCTAAGAATTTTATCAAATGTAGGGTT